AATTAGCGTTTCCGCATCATCAATTCAGCTTATTTTACAAAATAGAACGGCTGGTAGATATACAAATGATAATAATTGGCAATACTTTACGCCTGGAGATACAAGCATGAATAGAGTATCTTTTATTACTAATATTAACTATGAATTTGGTAAAGGAGCATTATCAACCTCATGATAAGACAAGCCACAAAACAAGATAAACCACAAATTATTGAATTAATGAAATTGTTTAGAGCAGAAAGCAATATAAAGCAATATCAAAATTTAGACAATGAACCATATTGGAACAAAATGTTGGATATGATATTGGCTGGGGCTGGTGTTATATATATTGAAGATAATGTTGGTTTAATAATGGCAATTATTAGTCCTACACTTTGGTGTGATAAAACTTTGTATATGCAAGAGTTGGCTTGGTATGTAAAGCCAGAACAAAGAAATACATCAATAGGATATAGATTATTAAAAAAGTATGTTGATTATGGCAATGAATTAAAGGCGCAAGGCAGAATAATTATGTTTGCAATAGGAAAGATGGTTACAAGCCCTGATATAAAGTATGGAAAGTTTGGATTTACAAAATTAGATGAAAACTGGATTCAGTAATGTTTAAACTATTATTATTTGCCTTTGGACTTTCTTATGCGGTTAATTCTTACGCATTTGGGTCTATGATTGTTGTGGCCATAGCTGGCTCTGCTTTTGCGGCAACATTTGCTGGCGTAGCAATCGCGATGGCAATTAATATGGTTGTTGCAACTATTATTAGTAAAGCATTTTTTACTCCCGAACAACCCAATTCAGACTACACCTCTGGTTCCAGTCCAGACCCTGGAAACCGCCAACAAGTATCTCCAGCAACCGATAATAAACTTCCCATTGTTTACGGATCGGCGTATGTTGGCGGCACTATTACAGACTTATCTATTAGTTCAGACAATCAACAACTTTATTATGTTATTTCTTTGTGTGAAATAACAAGCACTAATGATGGGCAAACCCCAGATACTATATCTTTTGGTGATATATATTACGGCGGAAAAAAGGTAGTATTTCAAGGTAATGGTCATACAGTTGCCAGCCTTTTAGATGAATCAACTGGCGCATACGACACATCGGTAAATGGCCGTATTGAAATATTTCTTTATAGCAATGGTTCAAATACTCCAACAAATTCTACTCAATCTGCAATTAGTGTAATGCAATCATCTGGTCTTATTTACACATGGGATGAAACAAAATTAATGAGTAATTGTGCTTTTGCAATTATTCATCTTTCATATAGTCAAACTGCCAATGTAAGAGGAATTTTACAAACCAAATTTCAAGTAACTAATAGCAGAACCAATACTGGCGCTTGTTTTTATGATTACTTGGTTAATACTCGTTATGGTTGTGCTATTTTGCCAGAACAAATTGATACTGCAAGTCTTGATGCATTAACAACTTATTCAAATGAATTATTTTCATATACAAATTCTGATGGTGATCCAGCTACACAGCCAAGGTTTAAGTTTAATGGCACATTAGACACAAAAATAACAGTCATGAAAAACTTGCAAGACATGAGTTCTTGTTGTGATTGTTTAATTAAATATACAGAAATTACTGGTTTATGGGGTGTAATAGTTCAATCTCCAGATTACACAGTTGTTATGAATATTAACGATAGCAATATGATTTCTGCTATACAAATTACTCCTTTAGATATTGCCGCTTCTTATAATGTTGTTGAATGCAAATTTCCAGACAACTCAAATCAAGATGCTTTTAATTCAACTACTTTTGATTTGGCAACTATAGACCCAGCGTTGCTTTATCCAAATGAGCCAGTAAACAAAGTATCTTTAAGTTTGCCACTTACAAATAATGATGTAACTGCTCAATATTTAGCAACTAGACTATTGAAATCTGGTCGTGAAGATTTACAAGTTCAAGTTAGTGTTAATTTTATTGGCATTCAATTAGATGCTGGAGATGTTGTTACTGTTACTAATAGTAACTATGGATGGGTTGATAAATTATTTCGAATCAATAAAGTGGTTCAACAATTTAATGATGATGGTGCTATTAATGTTCAGCTTAATATGTCTGAATTTAATCCAACTGTTTATGATGATACTGATGTTACACAGTTTCAACCAGCGCCTAATACTGGCATCGGAAGCCCCACAGCATTTGGCAGTCTAACTGCTCCTTATATTGTTTCAAGTCAACCAACCGCAACAATCCCATCTTTTCAAATAGAGGCATATACCGCGCCCTTTGGAATTACACAATATGTAGAAATATGGTATTCAGCATTTAGTAATCCATTGCAAGAACAAATGTATTTTGGCGGTACAAGTCAGATTCAATCTAATGGAAATCCATATTTGCCATTTACACTTATACCGCCTGTAACCCTAACTGGAATTCCGTCTGGGGATTGGTATTTCTTTTCCAGGTCTGTAAATAGTATTTCTTCTTCTGCTTACAGTCCTAACAGCACTTTATTCACTTGGAGGCCAACCACTTTTCAATATGTAGAAAGATATATTTCAGTTGCTTATGCAGATGATGTAAGTGGTGGAGGATTTAGTTTTGACCCTAGAGGAAAAGATTATTATGGATTGTTTAATCAAAACAATACTACACCCAATATAACTGCATCTAATTATTCATGGTATTTAGCACCAACTAATTTTTCAACGAATGAATATGTTCTTTTTTCAAACAGAGGCGGAAGATTATTTAGTTTTGCTCAAGGTTTTGCCGATTATGCGTCAACTACGGCTAGATTTGTTCCAACTCAGACTTTAATTTATGACCCTTCCATTTGGAATGGTTTGCCAGACGGAACAAATATTATTGATTTGGATGCAAGAACTGGTCAGCTAACAACCACAGGCACTACTACAATAGGAACTGGTCAAGTTCAAATCTATAACAATGCAGATGGAAATATTGTTGCTGGATTACAAGAATATTTAGATTTTGGTGGTGCTTATACAAGAACTGCAAATGCGGCAACATTGACTATTGATATTTATGGTCGGGTAGTAGGATTTGAAAACCCTGATAATTTCTATTACACACAACAACAATTTACTGCAACAAGCAGTCAAACTGTATTTACAGTAACTAGAGCATCAGGATATGTAAGTGGTCAATGCTTAGTATTCCAAAATGGATGTTTGCTAAACACTACTGAATATACTGATACTGGCGGCTCAACTGGAACAGTAACTTTGTCAATAGGGGCTACAACTGGGGACAAAATTAGTATCATTTCTATGAAATCTACTTCATCTGTTTCCTTAGTGACAAGTGCCGCTAGCGGTACTGGTTCTGTTGCTACATTAACTTTTGCAATTAGGTCATTTCCACCATTTACAGTAGGTCAAAGTATTACAATAAGCGGAGTAATTCCATCAGGGTATAACGGCACATATACTGTTACTAATTGCACTTCATCTACTGTATCTTATGCAAATACAACAACTGGAGCACAATCAACTTCAGGGACAGCATCTCCTACTGATCCAGTTTATAATTCGTTTAGTAGAAACTCTGCAAGCCTTACAAATCAAGCATCTTACACGACATCAGGGTTTACCATTACCGATGGTTTTGAATTATTGTTTCTTAATGGAACAGTAGTAAATGCTCAAGATTACAACTTATCAGGCCAAACCATTAGCTTTGTAGATAATACTTCTGGGGATTTAGAAGTTATCCAATGGTCAGCAAACAATCTTGGAGTAGCCAACGGAACCCCAGTAAATGTGGATTATTTCACAGTAATTGGACAAGCTAATTACAATTTTAGCTACAATGTTAACGCTTTTAATCTATATAATAATGGCATATTACAGTTTAATGGAACTGATTTTACTGCTACATCTGGATCGGTATATACCTTGACAACAACGCCAACGGCAAATACTAATATTTTAGTGCAACAAACATTTGCAAGAACGGGAGCAGTCTAATGACACAAGCTTTTAACCTTTCGCAATTTGCGAATTATCTTAATTCATCTGGACAAGTTTCAGCATCAGGGCTTCAATCTGGAGTGGTTTTAGCTAGTGGAACAATAAGCCTTTACTACCAAGCTTCTGCACCTTCAGGGTGGACCCAGGTAACAAGTTACAATGATTACGCTATGCGAATTGTTAGCGGAACAGGCGGTGGCACAGGAGGTACAACTGCTTATTCAACTGTATTTGCTAACCAAACCCCAACAATTAGCGGCGGTACTTTAAGTGCAACTGTTGGTGCTACCACTCTTTCAACATCACAAATTCCTAGCCATAGCCATGGATATACAGGGTGGACTGGTTCTAATTATCCTTGGTATAACGCTGAAGGCAGTATTAGTTGGGCTGGTGGTGATACAACTGGAGCAGAAGGTGGTGGCACTTCACATACTCACTCATTTTCTGGAAGCGTAAGCGCCATTACATCATCTGCAATTACATTAAATGTTCGTTACATTAATATAATCATTTGTTCTAAAAATTAAGGAAAAAATATGAAACTAACTATTATTATTGAAGATAAAACTGTTTATGTTAATGGGGTAGCAAGAGCATTAGTACCATTGCCGTTAGATTTATCTAATTGTGGAATACCTTCAAATGTATGGGCCTTACAATGGAAAGAAGTTTCTGGTTGGATTGAGTTTCAAGATAACCCAGATGGTTCTAAACCACCAAATGAAACAATTACAGTTTTACCAGATTGGGCTAATAATTGCGTAGATGTTTATAACGCATGGACACCTTATATTGCCCCTTCCGTTTCTCCATCAAATCTTCCAGATGCACTACAAAATATTGAGTATTCTCAACAATTAATTGGTGTAAACGCCGAATCGCCATATACAATTACGTCTATTGGCACTATGCCAAGCAATTTAAGTATTGAAAATAATACAATTATTGGGATTCCAACAACAATTGGAACATACAGTATTTTTACTCAAATTGTTGATGGTAATGGCAACATTGGAAAGACAACATTGTTATTAAAGGTTGTATGATATAAAATACTATAAAAAGACAAGATATGATTCATAGGTGAGTGGAGAGCCATTCCCTATTAACCAAGTATTGGAGAGATCATGGCAGTCTTTAACAAAAATACCTTAACTCAGGTATCAGGGTTTGACAATCAAATTATTGCTGGCGAACTTGTCTGGCAACAAAAAACCTTTTGGAATCTAGCACTTAACGCTGATGATGGTTTACCCTTAGATTTGACTAATGCCACGATTGAAGCGGAAATTATCCGCAGAACTTTAACCAATGTACGCGATAGCCGTTATGGTTTAGCGTTTGACATTGGTAACTATGACCCTACCCCAGCCGCCATTAACCTTACCATTACAAATGTAGTGGGAGCAAACGGCTCTTTTACTCTTGTTATTGATAGCGATGCCTGGGACTTAATTGAAGGCCAAGTAGGTTTAGATATTGCTAATATTAATGGTGTAGGCTATTCGGGCCGCATCAAAATTAGCTTTCCAGTAGAGGGAACAACCCCAGCAAACGACTTGATTATCTTCTTGTTGTTCCTAGTGCGTTCTGATGCAATCGTAAATAACTAAGGATTGCTATGGCAGATTTAAACATAACAGTTCCGAATGGTGGAGCAGACCTAGCCATAGATGTAGCCCAAGGGAATGATGTCATTCTTGAGGTTGCAAAGGGCAATGAGATAACTCTTGTTATAGACAAGGGAAATGCTGGGGCATCTGGTTATTCTGGCATCAGCGGATATAGCGGAATCAGCGGTTATTCTGGAACAAGCGGTTTTAGTGGTAAAAGCGGTTATTCTGGAACAAGCGGTTATTCTGGAACAAGCGGGTTTAGTGGTAAAAGCGGTTTTTCAGGTGCAAGTGGTATTTCTGGCTTTTCTGGAATAAGTGGAGCATCAGGTATTTCTGGTTATTCGGGAATTTCAGGAGCATCAGGAGCATTAGGCATATCTGGATATTCAGGGTTTTCAGGAATAAGTGGTGCATCAGGCATATCGGGATATTCTGGAATTAGTGGCTTTTCTGGTGTTTCTGGATGGTCTGGAATTTCTGGCTTTTCTGGTGATTCAGGCATTAGCGGTTTTTCTGGGTTTTCTGGGTTTTCAGGTCAGCAAGGTACATCAATTAATATTATTGGTACTGTTGCCACTCCAGAAGATTTGCCCCCAACTGCTAATCTTAATGATGCTTATATTGTTGAGTCAAATGGCGATTTATATGTATGGACAGGAACAGAATGGACTAATGTTGGTCAAATAGTTGGACCAGCGGGGCAATCTGGTATTTCTGGTTTCTCTGGTTTTTCTGGATATAGTGGTTATAGCGGAATAAGCGGTTTTTCTGGGCAAAATGGTCAGTCTGGATATTCAGGTATTTCTGGTTTTTCTGGAGATAGCGGCTATTCTGGGATTAGTGGTTCTTCTGGTAATAGCGGTATCAGCGGATTTTCAGGTCAAGATGGGCTATCTGGTTACTCTGGTCAAGACGGGAAGTCTGGCTATTCTGGCATAAATGGACAGTCTGGATATAGCGGACAAAATGGTTTATCAGGTTACAGCGGTCAAGGCGGGATGTCTGGCTATTCTGGATTTAGTGGTTCGGGCATTTCTGGTTATAGCGGGTTTAGCGGATTCTCTGGATCAGTTTATATTGGCACAAGCCCACCAAGCACTTATGGTGCTGGTTCAATGTGGTGGGATGATGTAGCTGGTAAATTAAAAATTTATTATGTAGATATTAATGGCGGTCAATGGGTTGATTCCATTATGGGTACTGCTGGATTTTCAGGCTATTCAGGAATATCTGGATATTCTGGATTATCTGGTTACTCGGGAATTTCAGGTTTTTCTGGTTCAGGTGTAAGTGGCTTTAGTGGTAGTGGTGTCTCAGGCTATAGTGGTTTTAGTGGTATATCAGGGTTCTCTGGTATTT